CGGGAAACTGCCTCTGTGGTAGCGTCCAGTCAGTTTGCGAAGATCAGCGGCCAGATCCTGTACAATGCCGTGATGGAGGCCTACGAGCAGGAAGCCTTCGTGTTCACGGGGATCATCCCCGTGGTCAACACGCAGTTCAACGGCGAGCGTATCCCGGGCATCTCGGGCATCGGTGACGAAGCACTAATCGTCGACGAGGGCCAGCCCTACCCGAAGGCTGGTGTCTCCCAGACCTACATCGACACGCCCACGACCACCAAGCGGGGGCTGATCGTCGAGGTCACCAAGGAGGCGATCTTCTTCGACCGTACCGGCGTGCTGGAGGATCGGTGTCGGCGAGTCGGCGAGGCCCTCGGCCTGAACAAAGAGAAGCGGGCGATAGATTGCGTGATTGATGAGACTGTGACCGACCATCGCTACCGCTACCGGGATACCACGATCGCAACATACGGGGACAACTCCGGCACGCACACGTGGGACAATCTGGCAGCGTCCAATGCGTTGGTGGACTGGAAGAACATCGACGCGGCCGAACAGTTGTTCTCGCAGATGCTTGACCCTGAGACCGGAGAGCCGATCCTCCTGAATCCGTCGCATCTGATCTGTACTCGGCAGTTGCTCTACACTGCCCGTCGGGTCATCAATGCGACGGAGATCACGGTTGCGACTCCCGGGTACGCCACCACTGGCAATCCCACGGAGACCAAGACCGGCAACCCGATCACGAACTACACCATCGTCTCGACCAATCAACTGGCGGCCCGAATGAACACGGATACCAGTTGGTACCTCGGCGATCCTCGGCGAGCGTTCCGCTACATGCAGAACTGGCCCCTCACCGTGGTGCAGGCTCCCGCCAACAACGAGGCGGAATTCACGCAGGATGTAGTGATGCGGTTCAAGGCGTCTGAGAGGGGTGCGTTTGCGACCATCGAGCCGCGCGCGATGGTGAAGTGTACTGCCTAGTAGCGGCGTGACGGCCGACACAATACGCCCCCGTCGGCCACAAGCTGGCGGGGGTTCTTTTTTGGAGCACAGAGCATGGCGAAGCAAAAGGCGGAAGCGGCGGAGCCTGTCGAGCAGGTGACCGAGAGCGTAGAGACTGTGGCAGTGCTGGAGGAGACCCCTCCCGGCGTGCAGTTGCCACGGTATCGGATGCGGCCCCTGGGGTCTGGTGGAGACTGGCGGATCGTTGAGGCGGAGACCATCGAGGATGCCATTCGAGCGTACAACGGCAATGGCAATGGCGGCGTTGTGTTGACCCGCAAGAAGCTGGAAATTGAGGCCGTCTGATGCCGACCGACGCCGAGCAAATCGCGACGATTCGCAGCAACCTACTCGCGGCGTTGACGACCGAATCAGCCAACCCGAAGCCCTCGTACAACATCGACGGGCAACAGGTCGACTGGAACGGCTACCGTACCGCGATCCTCGGCCAGATCATGAGCCTGAACACGTTGCAGGCGGCTGCGGTCGGGGCGTTTGAGGAGTTGGGCGAGGCCACCACATGACGCTGAACATCGGCGGCGACTACACCCTGTGGGACAACGGCGAGACTGTCACATTGCGGCAGATCCGCCCGGATGGTGCCACGTCGGTAACCGTCGATAACGCGGTGGGTGGGGTGGTCAATCGGCAGCGACTCAACGCGGCAGGAATCGATATCGTGGGCGACGAGAAGGGATTCAGTCTCAATGCCACACAGGCGGGCGCGAAGGGCGTGCAGGTCGACGATATCATCATTGACGCCTCTAACGTGCGGTGGCGGGTGCTGAGCGCGAGCCATGCCACCCTAGACACGCGCTACACGGTCATCTGTCGGAGGCAGGTCTAATGACCGCCGAGTTGACCACGATTCTGGAGACAGTCCAGACGCAGGTTCAGGCGTTGAATCTACCCGGCATTTCTCGGGCGAATGTGGTGATCTGCCAGAGTGCGGCGGTGGAGATTGCCCGCCTGCCGTCGGAGCGAATGCCCGCAGTGATTATCAGCCCGTTCGGGGCGGAGACGATCACAGCATCGAGTAATGTGCGAGACGACGTTGTCTATCCCGTCCTCGTGGCCCTCGTGGCATCTCTGCGGATCGACGCAGAGGAGCCGATGGACAAGCAACGGCTGGGGTTGGATCAGCGGCTGACATGGCGGGAGACGATCCGCAAGGCGTTCTCTAATCAGCGGCTGGACTCGACGCGCGGTTACAACATGTCGCTCCAGCCCTTGGCAATCGTCGATCAAACGGCGTTTGCCCGGGATCTGTTCGTGTCGGGATTCGTGCTGAGGATCACGAATCGGGAGGGCCGGACGTGACCACACTGGACAGCCTGGGCGAGATGGTGGAGTTGGTGATTCGAGCGGCCGAGTATGCGGAAAACGGGATCTACACACAGGCCCTTGACGAGTCGATCGGATTCGTGCAGGAGTTTGAACGCGAGATGTATCGCGAGCAGCGGGGGCCCGATGGCGTGGCGTGGGCTCCTCTGGCACCGTCTACAATCGCTGCGAAGGGGCACTCGACGATTCTGGTTGATACCGGGCGGATGTTCGAGAGTCTCACAACCCCGCAGGGAACACAGGATACGGTGTGGATGACCGGGGATAACTGGTTTACCTTCGGGACGTCCGTGGAATACGCCCATTTCCACCAGACCGGCACGAAGAACAAGGACGGCAGTCTGCGAATGGTGGCCCGCCCGCATGTCGGCGTGAATGGGCAAGTGGTGTCACAGATTGGAAACCGGCTGGCGGCAGCCGTAGCGACTCAATTCAACGAGGGCTTGAGCAATGGCTGATGCAAGCATGGGGCACCAGTCCCGCCTATCGATGGCGGCGACTGGAACAGCGGTCGGATCTTATACCGAGTCCTTCGAGTTCATCTCTGAGAGTCTGCGGAAGCAGCAGGAGATCGTCGAAACGAACGGCATTCGTGGGACGCGATCAATCCCGATCGAGCGAACACGGGATAGCATCTATCGGGTCAGCGGGGGCATCCAGTTTCACGCTACACCCTCGATGCTGGACCTGATTCTCCCCCGGATCATGGGGGCCAACGAATCGACCGACGTCTTCGCGTTTGCCGAGACTCTCCCGGCGTTCGACGTGCTTATCGATCGGGTTGCCAAGCGGTTTGTTTACGGTGGCTGCAAGGTGGGCCGAGCGACCTTCCGCGCTTCGGCTGGCGGCCCGCTGGAACTCGATTGTGAGTTGACCGGCAAGACGGAAGTCGTATCCGCGACTGCCTTCCCGAGCATCTCCGCCCCGACCGATCCTCCCTACGTTTGGTCTGATGCGGTGTGCACGATCGAGGGGACAGCCCGCACGGTCACGCAGTGGGAACTGACGATCGACAATCGGATCAACAGCCGGTTTGCAAACTCCCAGACCGCGACCGACATTCACACAGAGGGCCGAGACGTCACCCTCTCGCTGACGGTGCCGTATACCTCGGATGAGGTGGACTTGTACGGGATCAACTCCAGCGGGGCGTCGGCGGCTACGTTCGTGCTGACGAACGGTAACCGATCAATTACATTTAGTGTGGCGGCCCTCATGGTCCCCGATGCTTCCCCGGTTGTTGGTGGTCCGGGGGAGATCCTCCTCACGTTGTCGGGATCGGCCCGCAGCAGCGGAGCAACGAAAGAGTTGGTCATCACCAGCGACAGCACAGCATAAGGCGACACGATGCCCTCCCCGTTTATCCCCGATGGTTACACCCGCGAGACGACGTTGCCAGCGTGCGAACTGTGGGACGAGATCCAGATTGCGTATCGTCCGATGGCGGCGGCCGACTTCGCGGAGTATCTGGCCAAGTCCAAGGGATTGGACGAAGCAGGCTGGACGCGGCTGGTTTGCGATCTGATCGCGGCCAAGGTCACATCGTGGAACATCGCAGGGCCCAGCGGTGAGGCGGTGCCAGTGTCAGTCGATAGCGTCAAGCGGTTGGTCAATCCCCTCGTGCTGAAGCTGTGGACGCTGCTTTGTGGAGCGGTGGAGTCAGGAGACACGGCAAAAAACTAGCGGAGGGGGTGCGGCTGACAATCCTGCACCCCGAAGT